CCTTGGGGCAGGAGATGGGGAGCTGTGGGATATGCAAAACCTCACCAGCGACTACTTTCCGCTGCTGGCCAGCCGTGCTCCACGGCTGCGTTGTCATAGGCTGGAACAGCCAGGGGGGCTGTATTGCTGGGAGAAGCTGTGCTGGGTGGATGGAACCGGGTTCTACTTTGATGGGAAACTGCGCGGCCAGGTGAGCCAGGGCGAGAAGAGCTTCACCGCCCTGGGGGCATATGTGGTCATCATGCCGGACAAGGCGTGGTACAACGTGGACACAGGGGAATTTGGCTCTATGGAGTCTGTGTGGAGTGGGGATCGCCTGACATTTTCCAATGGACTTTTGTTTGAGGAAGAGGCGGAGTGTAATACCATCCAATGTCCGGGGATAAACTGGTCAGACTTTTTCCGGGCGGGGGATGCGGTCACCATTGAGGGCTGCAATATCCACCCGGAGAACAACAAGACTTCCATTATCCGGGAGATCAATGGAGACAAGCTGAGCTTTTATGAATATGTGTTCGTGCTGGATGGAGAGGAGGGGACCACTCCCTACACTGAGACGGGGAATTTGAGCGTCAAGCGCACGGTGCCCGATATGAGATATATCTGTGAGAATGAAAACAGGCTGTGGGGATGTGATGAGCGCACCATCTATGCCTGTAAGCCGGGGGATATCTTTAACTGGAATGTGTACGATGGGTTGGACACGGACAGTTTCTATGTGGACACCGGATCGGCGGGGGTGTTCACCGGATGCTGCGCCTATTTGGGGTATCCCATCTTCTTCAAAGAGGAGCATATTTACAAAGTGTATGGCTCCCTTCCATCCAATTTTGAGGTGATGGGTTCGGCCACCTTGGGGGTGATGGCCGGCAGTCACAAGAGTCTGGCCATTGCCGGCGAGGCGCTATTTTATCTGTCCCGGGCGGGGATAATCGCATACCAGGGCGGTGTGCCGCAGCCAATTGGGGCGGCCTTTGGCAAGAGCCGGTTCCGGGCAGGGGTGGCCGGATCAGATGGGCTGAAATACTATGTGTCCATGGAGGATGAGCTGGGGGATAGGCGGCTGTATGTCTACGACACCCAGCGGGGCCTGTGGCATGTGGAGGATCACACGGAGGCCAAGTCATTTGCCTTTTACGATGGGGCGCTGTACTGGCTGGACGCCGCGGGGGACATCTGGGCGGCAGACCAAACCGCCGTGGGGCACTGGCCGGAGGGGGCGCAGAGCGAGGGGCCGGTGACGTGGTGGGCAGAGTTTTCCGACTTTACCGACAACGACCCAAACAAAAAGGGGCTGGGCAAGCTCCAACTCCGGCTGGAGTTAGAGGCGGGGGCCAGCGTCAGCGTGTACTTAAAAATGGATTCTGATCACGAGTGGAGGCTGGTGGACCAGCCCATAGATCAGCAGGCCAAGCGCAGTTATATACTGCCCATTGTGCCCGAGCGGGCGGATCATTACCGCTTGAAACTGGAGGGTGTAGGAGAGTGCCGGGTGTACTCTATCACCAGGGGGTAGTATTCAGGATCGGACTTGCGCTCCAGGCCGGGGCGAAACTGAGGAAAGGAAGATGGGTTATGGCTTATACCTATGAGAATTTTTTAGATCAGGCGCAAAAGTCCGGGCTTTATAGTCAGTTTTCCCAGTCTGATTTGGACACCGCCAGCAAGCACCCAGAGTTTGGCATGTCCATTTTGTCGCTGAAGAAGGACTATGCCAACGCCACCACCGATGAGCAGCGCCTCTTGGCAAACACCGCAGCGGAGGAGCTGCGCAAAAGCTATGGAAACTACACCGGCGGCGGGGATGGGAGCAAGTATTACTCGGCAGGCAAGATTCCGGGACAGATTGATACTACGCTGGATAAAATGAACAGTTACGGTTCGTTTTCCTATGACCAGCCTGCGCCTACCTACAATAACCAATACGCCCAGTACCAGCAGGACTTGCTAGATCAGATTGTCAACCGGCCAGAATTTTCCTGGAGCAAGGAGCAGGACCCAAACTGGAGCGCCTATAAAAAGCAGTATCTCCGGGAGGGTGAGCGTGCCACCGCTAACGCTTTGGCGCAGACCTCTGCGGCCAGCGGCGGCAGACCGTCCAGCCGGGCGGTGACAGCGGCCACCCAGGCGGGGGACTACTATGCGGGCAAGCTGGCAGATACGATTCCAACCCTATACCAGAACGCCTATCAGCGGTACCTGGACGAATACACCATGAAGCGGCAGGACCTGGGGACGGTGAACGCCCAGGAACAGATAGATTATGGCAAGTACATGGATCAGCTGGGACAGTGGAATACAGACAGGAGCTTTTCCTACCAGAAGTATCTGGATGATTACATCAGGCTCCAATCCAACCTGGGGGCGCTCCAGGGACAGGATCAGGTGGACTATAGCCGCTATATGGATGAGATCAACAGAAAGGACAACCAGGAGGCGTTGGAATACCAGCGGGGCCAGGAGGAAAAGACCTTCTACCAGAAGCAGTTGGATGCCATCTTATCCGCCGGCGGGGCGCCCAGCGCCGAGTTGGTGGGCCAGTCCGGGTACTCCAATGAGTATGTTAAGGCCCTGCAAAATTACTACCAGCAGCAGGCGGCTGCCGCTGCCGCCACAGGGAGCAGAGGGGGAAGCTCCAGCGGGAGAAGCTATAGGAGTACCGGAGGGAACACCACGTCCGGTGCCAGCCAGGACTATGACCAGCTGTTTGCAGCCGCAAAGGCCAGCGGACACCCACAAAGCTATATTTCCAACAACTATAAGAAGTTTGGCTTTACAAACTCGGGCGGACTGTATAACGACTATAAGACTTGGTTGGATGGAGGAAACGGAACGGGCGGCACAAGCCAGAGCGGGTCAACTGCTACTGGTACAGGGTTGGGGACTGCTGGATATACTATTGTGATGGGACAGGTTGGCCTTGCGGCGAAGAGTGGGGATATGAGCAGGGCGCAGAAAATTCTGGATGGGGCTTGGCCCGGGATGAGTGCTGCCGAGCAGGAAGCGACATTGTCATGGATGGAACAGAACGGCATGAAGTATTGATAGGAGGACTACGATGGGGAAGTTGGGAAAAATTGGGGGGCCGACGCCTCAGTTAACCAGTCTGGGGAAATGGGATCGGGGGACATCAGGAGAAGAAAAGAAGGATACAGCTCAGGGTACGCAGAAAAAGGAAAGCGCTTCCTTCCATACATCAGATACCGGAAATCAAGCACCGAGGTTGCTCAGTTTAGGAAAATGGGAAGCGCCACAGGTGAAACCTGTTTCCCAGACCGGGCTGGAGCAGAGCGCGGCCCCGACAACAAGAACGACCGTTCTCCCAAGGGCGTGGCAGCAGCAGGGAAGGGCGGAGACGGAGCGAAACCGGTTTTTAAAGGAGATCGGGGCAGAGGCTGCCACCCTTCACATCCCAACCCCAGATGCGAACAACATAAACTATATACAGGTCACCAGAAATCTGGACCAGGCCAGGCGGGATGTAGACACATACACTTCAAAACGAAAGTTTGACATATACTTCGGTACAGAAAAGGAGGACACGGAGCGGACGAGGCAAGAGGAGGCAGCCAGGGCTAGAGTAAAGCAGCTGGAGGCCGCCCAGGCGCAGTTGGCAGGGCAGATTTACAGGAGCAGGGAGCAGGAGGTCACCCAGCGGTTGGCACAGGATCAGAGCGCCACGGCAATCTATCAAGAGGCTAAGAATCTGAAATATGGGAGAGACGCGGCGGAACATCTTGTATCTTTGCTTCGGGAAGGTCTGGGCAGGGAGCAGTGGGAGGCGCTGGCCAAGCAGGTGAACGAGATGTACGGCCTATCCATTGGCGCAGATGGAAACCGGGTGAAGGACATCAACACGTTGGAGAAGTTGCTGAGGGATGACCGCAACCACGAAACCAACCTGGCTAAGGACCTGGCCCAGCGGGGATATGACTATAACCGCCTGAGGGAGTATGACAAGCGGCAGACCGCCGCCCAGTGGGCGGATAAGGCCAGGGAGCAATATGCCCAGATGGCCAATGAGCATCCGGTGCTGTCCTCCGCGCTGACTTTGGCCGCCGCCCCCGCCCAGGGGGTTGACTACCTGAATCTGCTCTTTGGCAACATGGGGCGCAATGACCCAGGAAACCTAAATACTTACCGGCCCTTGACCTCAGACGAGATGACCATCACCAACTTTGTGAGCACGGTGCGCCAGACGGTTGGACAGGGCATTCGGGATGGGATGGAGAATAAGCTGATTGGAAATGTGCTGGGCTTTGTCTATGACACGGGTATGAGCATTGGGGATAGCGCAATCCAGGTGGCGACAATGGGACCGGCGGCCACTGTGTTTATGGGGGCTTCGGCAGCCTCCAACGAGGCCAAGAGCGTACTGGACCAGGGTGGCAGCAACCGGCAGGCTTTTTTGGCCGGAGCGGCGGCGGGGGCGGCGGAAGCGCTCTTTGAGAAGATCAGCATTGACAATCTGCTGTCCAAAAAGAGCGTGACCGGGTGGCGCTCCTGGCTGAAGGAGACGGCCAAACAGGCGGGGGTGGAGGCCAGCGAGGAGGCCTTTACCGAGATCGCCAACATCATATCCAATGCAGCCATCATGGGGGACAAGAGCGAGTTTGCCACAAATGTACGCCTGTACCAGAGCGCGTTGGGGATGAGCGAGGAGCAAGCCAAGCGCGCTGCATTTTTGGACTGCGTGGGCCAGGTGGCCCTGTCCGCCGCGGGAGGCGCGCTGTCCGGAGGGGTTATGGGCGGCGTGACCAACGCCTTTCAATGGCGGGGAAGCGGCAGCACCAAGGGCGCTCAGACAGCCAATGGGATGGAGGTGGAGGCCGTCCAGCCACAGGGAAATCCCACGGCATTGGAACAGGGTGAGGGCGTTGCCCAGGCCGTTATGGACGCTCAGGAGGGGCAAAACAAAACCGCCTCCATAGAGGAGACGGTGAATGAAAATGGGCTGGTAGCTCTGCCAAAGCGAGAGCGGGAGAATTTGTCCAGCGGGGTGAGAAATAAGATTGTATCCACTTTCCAGGACGCGGTGCATTTTGTGCGCAATGCCTTGGGGAACAAGCAGAATGTGGACAAGGCGTACTTGGGCAAGGTGTCAGACACAGTGGCCCAGCAGGTCATGGATGCGGCAGGGATGGATATCCGGGGATACAATGCCATTCTGCACAGCGACAACGTGCGGCACATAATAAAGCACCACGGGAACGAAAAAGCGGAGGCGGCCCGGGGACAAAGGGCGGTGACGGAAAACGATATTGCTATGATCCCGCAAATCCTTGCAAGTCCTGATAGGGTATACCAATCAACGAGGAATGATGCGTATGGAAGACCGGCACTGCTTTTTGAGAAGGAGATGGGAGGCAATTATGTCACAGTGCAAGCGGTGACAGACGGAACTAACTCGATCACGACAGATACCCTGTATATACAACAAAAGAAGAACTCGCAAGGCACAGGGTATAATGCCGGCCAGGTGGCTGACCCTACACTTAACGCCCGAAGCGTACTGCCGCAAAGTTCTTCAGAGAACAATATAGCACAGTCCAATGGGGAAGTCAATGGGCAGACCGTACAGCCGGGATTTCACGATATGCGCTCGCTCACGCCGCTGGCCAGCCCCATCAACCAGTCGGACGCCAAGCAGCTGGACGCCATGGGCAAGGCGCTGGGGGTGCCCATCCATGTGGTGGACGCCACCACGGACAAGAACGGTTGGTATCAGAATGGGGAGATCTTCATTGCGGAGAACACCAACAGCCCCATGATGGACGTGGCTAAGCATGAGATTACCCACCACTTGAAGCAGGCCGCGCCGGAGGAGTACCGGCAGTATGTGAGCCAGGTAGAGCGGCTGATGGGGGCGGACTTTGAGCGGCAGGTGGAGCTGGTTCAAGCGGCCTATGCCAAACATGGACAGCAGTTGGACCGGGAGGGGGCCGTGGACGAGCTGGCCGCCGAGTTTGCCAAAAATTTGGTGACGGATGAAAGCCTGTTCCAGCGTCTGGCCAGGGAGGACGTGGGATTGGCCAGGCGGATCTATGAGGCGCTGCGCTCATTCCTCCAGCGGGTGCGGGATACCCTGACAAGGAAGCAGGCGAGCGATTTAGAGCGGGTGGCCAACAGCTGGGAGGCGGCCTTGACCCAGGGGGCGAAAAACAGCCGGGATGGGCGAGTGATTGAGCCGGATGGATCGGCGCGCTATTCCATCGACCCAGGATTTGCAGATGCAATTGACCGGTGGGATGGGGTGGCAAACAGCACATTTCGCATTGGAACAACTTCACAGGTGTTGCAAAGTATCGGGGTAGATGATAGGAATATCATTCTTAGGAGTGAAAAGATCAAACAGATTTTGAAGAAACATGGAGGGATGACCAAGGACATCATCAAACAGGTGCCAGAGGTGCTAGAGCATCCTGTGATGGTGCTGAACTCCAGAAGCACGTCTCAGGACAATAACAACAGGAGCAGCCGCATTGTGTTGTTTGGAGAGATTTACGATACAAACGGTGCGCCGGTGACGGCGGTGTTGGAACTGAGACCAACCATGGATGGCGGTGAACTGCAAGACTTCAATCTGCTGGTGAGTACCTATGGAAAAAATAAAAACCTCCACAAAATGGTGGAGGAAAGTGAAGTGCTGTATTTAGATCCTGATAAAAATAGAGCCAATACATGGTTACAGGGAATCCAGCTCCAATTGCCTTCATATGAAACCAAGTACGGCCCTATTGGCAACATATCATATGAGGACGGATTTGTCAAGATAGAGGGAACTCCGTGGCGGGAGCTGACCGACCAATCACAGGGCGGCGTTGTCAAGGGAGAGACTTTGCACAGCGGAGCGGAGCAGTCCTCCCTGCGCGGGACGGAGGATTTGGGTAGGCAAATCTATGAGCTGACCCGGCAAAATAAGAGGCTGGAGGAGCGCAACCGGCAGTTGCAAAACCAGATGCGCCGGAGCGATGGGGCGGCCACCGACCAGGCGGCGGTGAAGCGGACGGCAAGGACCCTGCTGAAGGAGTACAGCAGCACAGCGGATATGGAGCAGGTGGGCGGACAGCTCCAGCGGCTGTACGACAGCATGGCGAACCCAAGCCGTGAGGGCAGTTTATCCGAGCGGGAGATGCGCCAGACGGCCAGGGATGTGGCGGAGGACATCATCAGCCAGACCAGCATCCTCAACGATGAGATGTACCAGGAGTACAAGGATTTGCGGGATCACCTGCGCACCACCAAGATCAATGTGCCCCAGGAGCTGTGGGGCGAGCTGGAGGTCAAGGGAGGATACAACCAGTTCCGCAAGGAGAATATGGGGCGGCTGAATCTATCCTCCAAAGAGGGGGCCGCCATTGAGCAGGTGTATCAGGAGCTGTCCTACAACTACCCTGGGCTGTTCAACGAGTACGAGGTGAGCCACCCGGCAGACCAGCTGATGCAGATGGCCCAGGTGCTGGACACGCTGCGGCCCACCACGGAAAAGCCATATGCCGGGGACCCGGGGGCGGTGGAGTGGCTGGCCGGGGAGATCATGGAGCGGTTTTATGACCTGCCAGAGCAAAAGCCAACCTTTGCAGACCGGGCCAAACGGCGACAGGACCGGGCGGTGGAGCGGGAGCGGCAGGCCGGACAGGAGCGGATGCGGCGGGCACTGGAGGGACAGATGGACAAGGTCAAGCGGCTGGAGGCGGAAAACCAGCGCAAGATGGAGCTGCAAGCCCGCAAGTGGGAGCGCCTGGAGACCAATCAGAAGCGGCAGAGCATCCGGCGTCACGCGGAAGTGCTCAGCCGGAAGCTGCTGCGGCCAACGGACAAGCAACACATCCCGGAGCGTTTGCGGGGAAGTGTGCTGGCCCTGCTGGACGTGATTACGCTGTGGAAGGATCAGGCCATTAACCTGGGCGTGGATTATGACCGGTGCGTCCGCCGCCTGCTGCTGGGGGTCACGCTGTGCATTGCTGTGGCTACCGCCATGGTTGGCCCCATCTCCTTTCTTGGCCTCATCATCGCCAATCTGTCCCGGCAGCTCTTGAAAACCTACCGCCACACGCAATTGATTCTCGGCTCCGCTTTGTTCGGCATGATCGTATTAGTGGGCGGTCAGCTCCTTGTGGAACACGCCTACTACTATACAATCCCGGTCAGCGTGTTTACTTCTTTCTGCATCCTGTTG